TCGGAGTTAAGCCAAGACAGCATGACCTGCTGATGTGCACGACAAAGAAGTTCAATAATGAAGGCACCACCGGCGACACTTGGCTCTCCATTGCCCAGCTCCAGGGAAGTCGGACGGAATCTGTCATTCTCGAGTTGCCTCCCCAACGTCTTCGACAAAGTAGTTGGATCAAGCAAAATGACGGCATTCGAACTGTCATGCTGACCAGGCACAGCGAAAGATTGCACATTGTCGGCGGTCTGATTGCGCCCGCGCCGCTGACTTCTTTCGCCAATTGGAAGCCGCTTTCCAGAGTTGACGGACTGCAGACTTTTGCTCTAGCTGCGAGACGACGTTTTCCTGGTGAGCTGGATCGCCTCCTGAGTTTTCACGACATCGAGTCCGAAAGATTTGCATCCTTACAAGCCGGAATGCCGCTGCAATACTCCAGGACGTTCATGGAAGCCTCTTACACGGCTAATCGCGATTTCGAGTTCAAGATCCCTGAAACTGCTGCTAAAGTTGGCGACGTTTCCCTAGATGAAATTCAAGCATTCATCTATAAACACACCAATTTTGACTCTTTCAAGGATCACGAGCATGCGATAGATTTTTCGGGACCGACAAGTCACGCCCTCAAGAGCGCTGGTGAGATCGACGGTATTCAAAGGATCACGAATGTAAGAGGTTTCTTCGACGATGCTGATAAACTCGCGGAAATACAGGTCAGCTCTTCTCGCTTCGAGGATCTCCGGAATATGCTACTTCGTCAAGTCGCGACGTCGAAACGTTTCGCCGAAGCTTGCGATGTTAGTGTCGACGCTGCGCTCATCTTCAAGCGGTTCCTCGAATGCTACGCCAAAGAGAGTTTCGAGACAACTTGCGATTACGAAGACTATGCTGCGCACTGGCTCGCCAAGAGAACACCAGCTTTCAGACGGAAAATCGCAGACACCGCTTTCGGCGAGGATTCTACATCGCTGCGCTTCACTTCGTTTCTCAAGAGCCAGACCAAAGCCAAACCGACTCCTGGATATGCGGCCGAGCAGAATTACGGCCAGCTCATCATCGCCAATGGAGCTGAATACGCTTGCTTAGCCGGTCCGATCGCTGCAAGAGTCTACGAGGCTTTTCAGGAAATGATCCGCGAAGATGTGATCCCTGACTACGGACTTTCTGATGCGGAGTTATCAAAGATTCTCGATGACAGAGGAATGCTCAGGTATTTCGCCGACGGCGATGATATCCAGATGGACGTCTCTCGACAGGATTCTTCTCATTCACCCGAGATCGTCCTAGCTTTCTGCATGCTTATGGAATATCTCGGCATTGATCCGGAATTTTGCGAGCTCTACTTCCGCATGAGGTCGCTTTATTTCGTTAAGAGTCTATCGCCGCATCTGTATTCCGCAGAGATCTCGTTCAATCTGCCTTCTGGAGATCCGTTCACGCTAATCGCGAACATTTTCCAGATGCTTTGCGTCGTCGCTTGCCGCTACAAGGGAGTTGAGAAAGCTGCAATCATGCAAAAGGGCGATGATCTTGAGGCCAAACCCATCCTCAAAGATCTTCATCCTTTGTCAAGGTTGCCGGCGATTTCTTCTGTCACAGTCAAAGTGGAACTGAGTCGTGCGCCTTACCACGCTGGGCGCTTCATTACTCATTCTGGCTTGATTGTGGATCCAGTGCGCGTCTTCATGAAGCACTTCACTCGGCTTTCCTCCAATGAGACACCCACCGTCGAACTGTACCGATCCCTGGTTTCACGGAATGTCTATTACTCCGAAGAGCAATTGGCATTCTTGGTGCCCGCGGTCTTGGATCTTTACCCCGCCCTCGATGGTGAAGATATCGATCTTATCATTCGGACAGTTGCTCGTTTGCGAAACTGGACTTTCTTTAAGATGACTTCAGACTTTCGCAAGGACGAAGAGAAGATCTTCCATACGACCACTGACTGCGCCCATTCCGTCGCAAAGAGACTCTTTCCCAAACTCAAGCCCTCTCAACTCAGGGCCTTCAGGGATCTAAGCTTACCTCAACTCTCACGCGAATTCGCGAAGCACAATGTTGCGATCAATTTGCATAAGGACATCCTCGCTACAGGCCCGCTCTCGGCGGGAGTGCATGCTGATGAAAAGCATGTCATTCTCGTTCTTTGAGCTATTAGTTGCCTACCACTGTCTTTACTCAAAACACCACACATCTCTATGATACCACCTTTTAATTTCCGACACCAACAAACATAGCAATCATTTCTTCTCAACTTTCAACGCTATGTCCGCCCTCGCCCCAGTCATCACTTCCGACGACAAAATCGGTTCTGGCCCCTCTGTCGGACATGCCAACATCACCAAAACCGTCACTCGCACCGCCTACGGATTACTCTCCTCGGAGTACCGATACCTTGCGATTGCCACTGCCAGCCTACTCACTGAGCAGGATCAGAAAGACTACGCTTCTGCCGTTGTTCTTAAGCTTTCTGTCACTGCTATGGTCAGCACTGGTAACGGTTTTCTTGGCATTTACGTTTGCGCTTCTGGCGCTCGTCGTCCTACTGATAGCACCATGTTTTCCATGCCTGGACTTCAAGTGCTCCCTCGGGACGCCACCACGGACTCTGTCCATCATTTTGAGTTCGGCGCCGCTGAACTCCGCTCCTGCGAGCTCGATCTGCTCGCAGAACCCATCCGACGCGGACATCCAAAGTTCGTCGCCGTTTGGCTCGGGGAACCCACCACGACGCAACACGCCAATCTCGGCACCTTTATTGTCAAGGCCACAATTGGCCTCGGCGGTGACGGTTCCGGCATTGCCGATGCTGGCGACGACAACGGCTTGTGATCCCGCTCGGGGGATCAAGCGAATGTCGGCGGCAGTGGTTTGTGGTGATGACTCGGGCGGCCCCATTTGAGCTCCGTGACTCCTTCACGGCCGACAGTACAAGTTTTGCAAGATTTATGATGATGCTTGTACTGTCGCGTTTTGCAATTTTATTTTATC